TTTCAGATTTTAATTCAGATTTTTGTTGTTGAAGAATAGACTCTATAGGTTCTATATCGTACATTTCTTCAACTCTAGTAATCCACTTATAGACTGTTTTATCACTTACGCAATAATCAGCAGCAAGTTGAGAAGCTATCTTTGTTTTCTTTACATTGGAGCGTAGCATCTCTGCTATCGCTTCAAAGGCTTCATCTCTAGATTCTGTTATGTTCATTGGCATCTATCCTCAAACATTTGTTTAGCTAGTTGTTCCTGTTCTTCTACAGGTAAGAAAGGGAACTCCTCTTGTACTTGTTCCCAAATATTTTCGAGGAGTTCATCGTTTATAGGGTGACTCATAATTACCAAGATGATTGATAGTAGAAGCTATCGAAACATTTTCCTGCTTCTGCATTTTTTTCGTATTCAAAAACTTTTTCAAGAGTCTTTTTGGTTTCTTCTAAGTCTTTGTAATACCAATCGTCATATTCTTTTGAACCAAAGAAACAACCTTCAACATCAGTAGGCAATAGCTCTTCAGCCTTCATTTCTCTAGCAACTGGTGTCTTTATATCAAGAATCGTAGTAATACGATCTAACAACTCTACAAGCGTTTCTCTTGAAACATAATGACGTTCGCAGTTGTCATTCCCATCTTGCACCTCGTCAACGAAAAACTTATGTATAGCATTAGCTTTTCTCCAAGTGATAATAGGAAAAACATACTGGAAATGATTGTAGGCATGATCTATTGGAGCGTCTTCAAAACCAATAGCAGCAATAGCATCTTTTAGTTCAGGAGATTGCTCAAGTTTCACTTCTTGACCTTCTCGCATAGCTTCATAATCAGCATCAGTAGGGCTAACATAAGCTCTTGTTGAAAAAGATGCTTCTAAGTACATATCTAAACCCATTAGTTGTTACCTCCTATTTTTTGTAAAAATTGAATAACTTCAGCAAGGTTATCTCCAAGCATTTTGATACCTTGTCCCAAGTCTTTGTTCAACTCAGATTGCTCTTTGTTTAATTCTTGTTGGCTCGTTGCGTAGTTAACGTTAGCTTCTGCTAATTGCCTAACAACATCTTCTAAGGTTGATAATTTCTTATCAAAGACAGTTAGAGCTTGTAAGACTTTTTGAAAATCTCTATCCATTAGTTAATATCTCCTTGTAAATTTTTTCTTGTAAGAATCTTTGCTTTGCAGAGATCAAACTCTTCTTGAGATATATGCACTTTGTTATAGTCTTGATCTACTGGAACGTGAATTGACATTTCTTCTAAACAGTAGGCTAAAACCTTATAGTCTGTTTCATTTAGAACTAGAAATTGATCTAGTTGCATATCGTCAGGGTAAATACGTTTCATAAATTTAGGATAAGTGAACGCTTTCTAACAATAACATTATATTTGTGTAAATGTCAATCCATTATGCTATATTTAATGATGTAGTAACAGTATCATCATGAGTCTAATTAAGTCTTACGTCTTTTCAATTCAGGAAATGGGCTTTGACCCATATCATTTGAATAAATTATCCTCTGAAGAGTGGGATAACCTATTAACTAAAGCCTTAAAGTCAGATAAAAAGCTATATGAAACTTTAATTCTGACTAGATGTAAATTAAAATTAGAAAAAGGGATTAATTAAAATCCCTTCTTTTCTCTTTGTTTTTGGTTCGGTAAAGATAAATCTTTTTGAACTCTTTCTTGTTTTGTTTTCATATTTCTAACTCTTCTTATTTTATGAATAGAGTTAAATTCTCTACCTAACTGATTTTCAAATTTGTTGAAATTTTCAGTATCTCGAATAAATTGTTTCATTTACTTAAATCCTTTTTTCTTAGTTTTGTAATACCTAAAGACTAGCTCGAAGCTATGAAGCATTTCATGTTGAAAGACGCATAACTGAGTTTCTAGTCTATGTTGCTCGTCTAATATATCCTCATATCTCTGAAGAAAATGAGATTTCAATTCAGAGATTTGACATAATTTTCTTTGGATCGTACTTAGCTCCTCGAATAAATCTTTATCGTTAGAAATTACACGATCAGATAAATTAGATAATTCAGCCAAGTCTTTTTGAGCCTGAATCATTTCAGGATCGGTTGCTTTGTACTTTTTCATTAGAAAATAAAGAATAAAAAGTAAAAGGTGAGCTATTGCTCACCAATTACCATATCTGCTGCTTTACTAGCATTAGCTAGTGATTTGAAAAGGATCTTTGGATCGCTTTTCAGCATTGGACACCACGCTTCCAAATATGCAGCGTGATTTTTTGTGTCAAGATTTGAAATCTCAAGTCGGCTGCATATGAGATATGCGGATAGCTCCGCACAAAGCTCTTCGGCTGCATAACTTAAGTCTTTACGATCAAGTCTTGATTTATGGCCAGTTGAGTGGGCTGCTTCATGGGCGAAAGTAGCTAAATAAGATTCGTCATTCTTAAAGTTGTATCTTTTTGGAATAACGATTTCATCAGTTGTTGGTCGATAGTATGCTCTATCGCCACCTTTAATAACAGCCTTAACTTGATGCTCCCATTGGAATAAACGATCATGAGCTTCTTTTACTCTTTCGTCTAAAGGTCTAGGAGCAGAAGTTAAAACAGCCTTATCAATTAGCTCCTGAAGTTTTTTCTCTGACTCTTCATCAACTCCTCGAACATCAGCCACGTTAAATACTGGAACGCATTTGTAACTCATGTAAGAGCCGAATTGAACCTCCCCATTTTCGTCTTTTTCTTTGAGTTCAAAAGACCTTTGTAAGGGCTGCATAATTCGAGCAGACTTAGAACCTTTCTTAGGTAAGCAGCCAATCGACTTGGCCTGACCTCCTCCAATAAATAACGGAAGATGCCAGCCCCTAACCGCAGAAGATATACAGAGAAGTGCAGGGTTTGAACCCTGATAAGTTTTCCCTGTTAATAAATTCCTGAAGCCACCTTTAATAGTCCACTCCTTCCGCCATACTGGAACGCCATCTTCTAAAGCCCTGATTAACTCATTCACAATAAGCTCCTCAGGCTTTACATAAGATTTTTTGCCATTCATTCGGCCATTCATAACAGTCATAATTTTTTAGGATAAATGAAAATTTTTACAGGAAAAAAAGGGGAAATTATCCCCTGATTTTTAAAATTCGTTTAGCGTCTTTTTTAGCCGCTTCAACTTGTTTTTCCGAAAATTCCAGAGCTTCATATTCTGCAATCTCTAAAAAGAAATTTGTTTTTTCTTCAGTCTTTGCAGTAATACAAGAACAGAGGGCAGCGACTAAACGCTGCCTATATTTTGGGACTCTGTAGCTTGCAAAATATTCTTCAGGAGTCATTTTTTAAACCTCCATCTTGATAGAAATTTCAGTTGATGGAGTCTCGCCAAATAAAGGCCGCATAAAGTTTTTAAATTTTTCGGCCTTATATTCTGCTAAAACTCGAAGCTCATCTTTTTCTAAAATGTCATAGCCTGAAAGCTCCAACTCATCAAAACACGCCCGAAGCGTGTCTTGATCTGTTGGTTCGTATTTTGAAAAATCAATTTTTTTGAAAAACATTTTTTAAGCTCCTAATAAATTATCTAGATAAGACTGAGAAACATTTTTAATTTTGCTCTTGTCTTTGACCCATGAAAAATATTGTGTGATTTGTTTCTGGGTCGTTCTAGAATGATTTTCCTCTGTCCTGATGCAGTCCCCATTTTCTAAACGGGCTGCAACTGGTGTCTCATAAGAAATGAAAATCTCATATTTAGGAAATTGAAGGAGCGTTTTGTTCGCTCCTAGTTTTTTAAATTTCATTTTGTAGTTGTTGTAAAGTTGAATAATAATTTTGGGTGAGATTGTCCAGACTTTGGTAAATTCCAAAGCCTGAATAAATCACACAACCAAAAAGAATAAAATAAGAAATTAATTTAATCTTCATTTTTAGTTAGCTCCTGAAATTCTGGATCATAAGTGATTTCTACTTTTGGGAATAAATCGAAGGTTGCCCCCCAATCTATGCCAGCAAAATAGATTTCATATTCTGTTTCAGACATTAGAAGAACCTCCCAAGAATTGAAAGAAACCAATTTCTTTTTTTAATTACTTTGAAACTTGCAGGAATCACGATTGCTCCTGATTCTCTTTTAGCAGGTTTCAACACTGTGAACTTTGGAAGCTCAACAGCCTTTACAACTTCAACCCTATGAAAATATGGCTGTCTCTGGTTCAGTGTTTGACACACTGCAAGAGCTTGCTGTTGTGTTCTACGCTCGGCCACCAAATTCCATTTAGGTGATTTAGTGCTGTAGTCAATTCCGTTGAATTGGGTTACTTGATAAGCGAAAGTCATAATTTAAAAATTAACTTTTGGATAAGTGAACAGTAAGAAAAAAAGTATTACCTTTTCTCCGTAGGCTGGTCTATTGCTCAGGCTCTGCGACTGCTTCAGAATCTCGGAGCTACAAAGTAACTAAGAGAGCTTCAGGAGCTTCAGGGCTGCGAGTAGATCAGCCTAGAGAGAAAAGAAAAATGTGAGTATGTAAGGCTTATAAAATCGGGTTCGGCTCAGTCACGGAAGAACAGGTTGAAAGAAGAAGGTGTTTATCTCTCGGTCTTTTCGTAGCTACCGTGGCGGATGGTGTACCGCATTGCTGCTTCTGGATCGGGGTTTTCATCCCCCCTCCCGATTATGCTATTTTCAAGTTACATATTAATTATAGCAAACTGATAGCAAAAGCAACATCAAAAGTGATATTATTAACATTACAATAACTTATCAATGGGGGGTGTAGTATCAAAAAAAATTATGTTATATACCGATCCCGCCTACCTTAAACATATATTGCTAATCTTTGTTACTGATAAGTATGTACTACTTTGTTTCTACTTTTATTGATAGTTCAGGTGCTTGAATATTGACTGTCTCTACTGACTCTCCAATAACTTTGCCTAATGAATCTAGGATTTGTGCTGCTGTTTGTAATTGACCTTTTGAAACTGCCTTGTTGAATAATCTCACTCTCATCGCTTGAAGTCTTGGAAGCATATTTTCTCTATCTTTTTCCCAATCTTCGTTGTTCCATTGCTTTACTCTACTCCAATCGCTCCAAGCTGAAGTTTCTGCAATACCTTCAATCTTTGCGTGTTCTAAAACTAGCTGTCTTGTTGTCTTCCCTTCTAGCTGACGGGAATATAATCTTTGACTTCTAGCTTGAATATGCTCTTTTGTATTGCAAGCAAACTTAGAACGTCTTTTTCTTTTTTCTTGTTGTTCTTTATGATCTTCTGGAACAAAACCAGACATAAAAGATTCAGCCACGGACTCAATCAGATAAGGTATTAATTGAATGATAACCTAGAAATATCAATTTAGGCTATAAAAAGGGGGTAATAATTGAAAAATTTGTTA